GGTTGTGTTCGCCAGCAACGACGGCGAAGAGATAGATTTTGATACCGGGTTGCGGGCTGTTCTCGATGAGAACAAGTCTGCGCTCAGGAACCCGCAGCGCCCCGGAGGCGGATCAGGTGGAGGTCACGACGTCGACCCATCGAAACAGACGCCAGCCGACAGGATCGAACACCTCAGAAAGATCCGACGCGGCAATATCATCTAACCGCAAGGGGCTACAATGTCCAACACAATCCTTACCCCCGATATGGTGGTGACAGACTCCGCGCTGATGCTGCGCGATGAGCTTCTGGTTGCCAACCTGTCCAACCGCAACTACCAGGGTCAGTTCAACGGCAAGGTCGGCGACACGGTGACTATCAACGTGCCTTCTGCCGTCGCCGCAAGTGAACTGGCTTCGGGTGGCTCAACGTCCGCAGCGGATATTACCGAGACCGGCGTCGACGTCATCATCGAGAAGCACTTCTACACCCGCGTCGACCTGACTGCAAAGCAACTTGCCATGGAAATTGACGAGTTCAACGCCCGCGTCGCCGGTCCTGTCATCTCGGGCCTGAAGAACAAGGTTGAAGAGTACGCCTACGACAAGCTCGTCGGTGGGTTCGTGCGCTCGACCGATTCGGGCACGTCGCTCAACATCTCCGGCACCGCCGGAAATGAGCCGTCGACCCTGGCGCACATCGTCGCCGCCCGCAAGGTGCTGAAGGAAAACAAGGCCGACATGTCACAGCTTGTCGGGATCATCACCCCGACCGCAGAGGCTTCGTTCCTCCAGCTCAACGCATTCACCAATGCCGACTACGGTGCAGACCGTCCGAACGCACTCCGCGAGGGGTCGCTGGGTCGCCTGTACGGAACCGATTGGTTCTGCTCGCCCGACGCATCGAGTGCGTTTGACTACGGCGACGAGCCGGGCACCGTGCTGGTTGACGGTACGGCAAGCGCTGGCGCATCGTACATCCATGTGGACGGCTTCACCGCTGCCGACGGCGTGATCAAGGAAGGCACGACCTTCACGGTTGCCGGGACAGCCACGATCTACACGGTCACGAAGGATGCCACGATTGCCACCAACGAAGCCGACCTGTACGTGTATCCTGCGCTGAGTGCCGAAGAGGCCGACGGCGACGCGCTCACGTTCCAGACTGCGCCCACTCAGAACGTCATCTACAACCCGCGTGCGTTCGCCGGTGCCATCGTGGCCCCGCCCGCAGCGTCCGCAAACAGTGCCATGGGTTCAGCCGATGGTGTCCAGGTGCGTATCATCGCCGACACGTCGACAAGCTCCCTCGCCACAACTTGGGTGTGGGATGTGTTCTGTGGGTTCAAGGCCGTAAAGCAGCAGCACGGCGTGCTCCTCCAGGGCTAACGCCTGACGTTCGGGGTGTCGACGGGGTGGGTGGGTAACACTGCCCCCCTGTCGGCCCCTACCACTATCAACCAACAAGGGATAATCATGGCTGAGAAGGATACAGCAGCGGCCCCGAAGGCTGCGCCCAAGGCAGCGGCCCCCGCCAAGGCTGCGAAGGTGGTACGCCTGAGAAACCCCAAGAGCGGCAAGTGCGTCGAGTGCATCGAGGCTGGCAGCAAGGGCTGGGGCGACAAGGGTTACACCGAAGACATTACCGGGAAGTAGGCCCGCGTGGGCAACACCGTATCGGTAACTGTCGACACAAGCAAACTGGTCGCCGCCTTCGCCAAGTTTCCCGGCGAGGTGCGGCGATCATTGCGTAAGGCCATGGGCGAGGCTGTGGAAGACGTCGCTGGGCACGCCCGGAAGAACCACCGATTCAACCACCCGCCGCACATGACCAGCTATCGCAAGCGGTATACCCCGTCCGGGAACCTTGAGCGCTCGATCCGATCCGAAGTCGGCGCGGAAGGGTTCTCAGGCAGGGCATATCTCGACCCTGGGATAGCTGAATACGGCCCGCGCATACATGAGGGGTTCGGCACATGGGCACCCGACCCGTTCCTGGAGAACGCCGGGACCGTCCGGGCAGACCGGGTGCGGGAGCGAATACAGGCCGGGGTTGACGCGGCCATACGAAGGGCAGGACTGTAATGGCAGACTTTGATTACATCTCCTCATCGGACATCACCGACAAGGTGCTCGACGGGCTTGCCACAGAGGCATACGTCGCCGAGGGCAACGACGCGATAGAGGATCTGGCAGAGGTCAAGGGCATTCGCTCAACGTCCGACATCGGTGACGGTGCCGGGGCGGTACACAACCGGGTGAAGCGGTACGGTGTCGCCTACTGCTGCATGAGGATTGCGCAAGATCACATGGCCGTCAACAACGTCGACGTGCCGGAGTTGGAAAAGTACGTTATCAAGTACAACATCTACCGCAAAGAGGTCGCCCAACTGAAGACCGAGATCAGCCGCGAGATGATCCTCGATGACGTTGACGAGATGCGCGACCGGGCCACGATGCGCAGCGGTGTAATCTTCCGGGGGTGACACTGTGAACGCCGTCTGTGATCGACATCACGACTTGGTACAAGAAGGCATGGAACAGCGCGAGGAATTGCGCAAGGTCTCCGGGAAGGTGACAGAGATGCACGAAGCGCTTGTCGGGACAATGGAAAAAGAGGGCTTCATCGGGCAGACGAACCGCCGCCTTGAGAAGCACGAAAGGCTACTCAGCGGATTGCAGAAGTTCACATGGGCGGCAGTGGGTGTGTCGCTCGCGGTAATCATACGGGCCATATTCGGCATTCTGTGACAAAGGGCATATCGTGGCAAAGCCACTCATAGCAATCTTCAAGGTCGGTGACCAGGAGACCGCCCCCGGGAAAGAACATCTGGGGATGCGTGACGGTATGCTGGTGTGCTACATCGATCCGAACGAGTGGCCGGAGGGCGCGAACCTGTCGGCGCACATGCAGAAGGTGTTTGCGTGCGTTGAGGTGCCGTATGAGTGGAAAGCGGATCTGGTGGAGGGGTGCCGCCCGACGTATGAGGGCGACGATCCGAAGCAGATAGACCCGAAGACATACGGAGTCCGCCGGAAGAAGGTTGACTTCTCCGCGCTGAGTACCGCCGTGGTTGATCCTTCTTTGGAAGCATCACTGCGCAACGACACCGTGGTGCCGCTCATTGATGCCAAGGCAGCACCGAAGGCCATTCTGAAAGAGTGGGACGCAGCGGCAGCGGAAGCCCCGCGAACGCTTGACAGAAACAGCATATCAAGCGGGTCGTATGGCGTGGGGTCTGGCGATGACTACTCGACGTGGGCGGCTGCTTTTGCAGACGTTGCGAACCTTGCGGGCGCCCTCACGTTTACTCAGTCGAGCGACGTAACGGAGACCGCAGGAACACCGATCACCGAGGACTTTGGGGGCTACAATTTAACGATTACATCTGATACGCCCCCCGCAGGAGACCCAACCGCCGGACACGTGACCAGCATAAACGCCAATGTCAGATGGTACTACGAAAATGGAACTGCCGGAACACACACAGTCACAATAGATGGCATATACCTAAAGACCGTAGCCACAGCGACGTATCCGCTTATTCATATGAACAACGCATCTGGCAACACGCTGGCGCAGGTTCGCAATTGCATGTGCGACCACAACGGCAAGGCAACAAGGTTTTATCAAAACCAGGTTACATCCATCACCCCGCAGATATTCAACTGCGTTGTTTGGGGCAGCACTTCCACCAGCGGGATGATTTACATATTCAACAAGGGCACCGGTGGTACTGACAATGTAATCGAAAACTGCACCATTTACGACAACGGAAGTGCAGAGGGAATAGACGCCGGTAATCGCGACATAATTATCCGCAACTGTGCATGTTTCGGGAATGCGATCGACTTTGCACAGATAGGAAACTCCACAGGCTACAACAATTCCGCCAGTGATGCGACGAATGCGAACGGCAACTGGAGTGCGGGCAGCGGGAACCTTGATAGCCAGACCGCTGCCGATTGCTTCTTGTCGCTCGACGATACCAACGCGAACTTCCTCAAGCCTGACCCTGCTGGCGCGTTGGCCGGAGCAGGAACGCTCACTATCCTTGCCGACAACACGACAGGCATAGAGGGCAACCCGAGGCCCAACGCAGACGGCACTGTCACAATTGGTGCGGGGGAGGTTCTGGGCGGTGGCTATTCGCGTCAAAACCTGTTCGGGCAACGATTCGGACAGCTACACGGACAAGGGGTATAGAACATGCAGGCAAAGAAAAGCACAGATACATGGTTCCCGGTGGTGCTGCTCGATGACACCGACGGGAAGACTGCCGAGACCGGTGTCGCGTTCGGCGACGTGACGTGCAAATACTATCAGGCGTCCAGCGGGGCCACAAGCCTGCAAACCTACTCGGTCACTACAGATGATTGGAAGGAAGCCGGGGAGGGTATGTACTCTCTGCGCATCGGTGCCGGTGAGTTCGCCAATGAGGGGATATACGAGGTGTCCGTCGCTGCCGCCGTCGCCCGTACCTATCGGTTCCCTGTAGAGGTTGCCGACAAGACACACGCCGAGGTCGTGGACGATATCGAGACCATCGACGGTATAGTCGATGACATTCTTGTAGACACCGGGACAACGATACCTGATCAGATATCCGGCCTCAATGACCTCTCTGCGGCTGACGTGAATGCCGAGGTAGATACTGCACTGGCTGACTACGACCCGCCGACCAATACAGAAATGGAAGCCCGCACCTTGGTCGCAGCGTCTTACGCCACGGCAACCGGGCAGAGCGCTCTGGCCGGTGGTCAGTCCACAATTGACGGCAAGATTGACGGCCTCAACAATTTGAGTTCCGCAGATGTCAACGCGGCGTGTGATACCGCACTTGCCGACTATGACGGCCCGACGAATGCGGAGATGGAAGCTCGCACCTTAGTTGCTGCAAACTACTTCGACCCCGCTGCCGATACGGTTGCCCATGTGACGCTTGTCGATACCACTACCACCAATTCGGACATGCGCGGCACCGATAGCGCGGCCACGGCTTCTGCCCTTGCCACGCACGACGGCAAACTCGACACGGTAGATGCCAACGTAGATTCAGTGCTTGAGGACACCGGCACCACCATCCCGGGTGCGCTGTCAACCATTGCCGGGTATCTGGACACCGAAGTCGCGGCGATACTTGAGGATACCGGCACGACCATACCGGGGCTGATTGCGGCACTGGAGAACGTGAGCACGTCGGATATCAGCGGCATCACGATAGATAGCGGGATGGACCTTGCGGCAACGCTGAAGCGCCTTCTCGCTGTGCTGGACGGGGCCACAACGGTCGCCGGGTCTGGCCCGTATGTCCACACTATCAGAGACAAAACCGGCAGCACTGAGACCACGCACAGCATCACAACCGGCGGTGCAAGGACGGTTAGTTAATGGCAACCCACGACGCATATAGCTACGCTGCCATCGGTCGGCACTCCCTGACGGAAGGGGGCGGGGGCGGCTCATACCCCGCCTGCGCTATCGCGTCCGTCACCCCTACGACCCAAATCACCGCAGGGGGCGGGGAGGGCGTTATCGCCGGGGTCAACTTCGCGGCGTCTGGCAACACCGTCACCATTGACGGCAATGCCTGTGATATCGTCTCTGAGTCCACCACGGAGATACGGTTCACGTTCCCTGCCGACGATGCCGGGTCGTACACGCTCCAGGTCACAGAGCCAACGAACGGCACCACAGACACCGCCACGGTAACGTATGCGGACCCCGGCACGCCGATACTCACCAGTGCCGAAGCTGCCATGGTGACGCTGATAGAGGGCATGACAGAGGCCGCAGGGTATCACAACGACTGGGGCACCGCCGACCAGCAGGACCGGGCCAACATGACGTACCCGGCGGCGTTCTGTGAACTGCTCCCGGACGAGGCCAACGAGGACGATCCGGACGGGGCGCACGCGAGTGCGTATCTCAACCGGGCCGAGTTCCGTGTCCGTGTGTGGGTCGAGCAGTCCCTCGCAGAGAACCCCGTCACGGCGGTCAATGCCGAGTACAACAAATGCCTTGACGACCTCAAAAAGGTCTTTGGGACCGGGGCCGGGTCTACACTGTCCGGCACGGTCCAGCACATACAGTACCTCCGCAGCGAGCGCATCAACCAGGAAAGCGGCGACGTGGAGACACCCGGATACATGGACACCTATTGGTCGGTACTGTACCACCAGGATCGCACCTATCCATCTATCAACGCATAGGGGATGATTATGGCAGTCTGTCCGAGAAACAAGACATACCGCATAGGCGGCAAGACCTACCGGGCCGGTGACGAAATGCCTGAGCAGAAGTCAAAGCCCGCAACCAACAAAGCCGAAGCTGCCCCGGAGGCACCGAAGGCGACAACCAAGAAAGGTGGTAAGTGATGGCTTTCCTGTCACAGAACCTCCGGTATCTCGTCGCGGAAGTCGAAGGGACACCCGGAACAATGGAGACGCCAGCGGCGGCTGACTTCGACGTGCGCATCTACAATCCTGAGTTTACGATCACGGTGGATCAGGATGACGAAGCGGCGAAGGACGCGACCGGCGACCATGGGGAATACGAGAGTATCCCTGGCAAGAGCTACGGCACGATCAACTTCAGCGCGAAGCTGAACTGGGCCGGTGCTGTCGGCACCGATCCGGCGTGGTGGAAGTTCGCCGCCGGGTGCGGGGCGAAGCCGAAGGCATACGGTGCAACGGGTGTCGCAATCACCCCCGACCAGGAATACGACACCAAGACGCTGACCATATGGGTGTACGACAAGGAACGCGGCGGGGCCACTCCCGTCACGACGATCTACAAGTTCAGCGGGTGCATGGGCAACATGGTCATTGGTGCCGAAGCAACCGGGTCGCCGTGGGTGGGCCAGTTCTCGTTCACCGGCAAGCTCGAGGACATCGTTGACGGCACAGCCCTCGCGCTGACCGGTCCCGATACCGCACTGCCTGAGAAGTTCCTGAGCAGCACGTACACATGGAACAGCGAGACGCAGTATATCTCATCGTGGTCGTTCGATGTGGGCAACGAGATTGTCCCCATGTACGACCAGAGCGAAGCGACCGGGATCGGATATTACTCGATTGCCAGCCGCCGCCCGCGTTTCATGTGCAACCCGTTGGCGCAGAAGCAGGCGACCGAGGACGTGCTTGACGACCTGTTGTCCGTCAACGCCGGGCCGATCTCGCTGACTTCGGAACACTTCACGCTGAAGGCTGTCGATGCGCAGTTGCTTTCGTCCGGCATCGCCAACCGTGAGGGGTTCGTATCGTGGGATCGGGTGTACAAGTGCCTGCGGAACTTCGACGGGTCTGACGTGATCGATTCCGATCTGACCGCAGAACAGACATGGGAACTGCTCGTCGGTGCCCGTGCGGCGTAGGTAACAACCGGGGCGCCCTGGCGGTGCCCCGACACTATCCCCGCCGCCTGGCGCGGCACATGGAGGGAACATGCGCAGAGAGTTGACCAAGGAAGACCGCGACGCATTGGCTGGGTTGCTGCCGTTCTCAGCAGAGGCCCGCGACGAGTTCACACCCGAGTTTTTCCGTGTGGTGGATGAGGAGTTGCGCCCGGTGTTCCTGCTTCGCCCTTTCACGCAGGCCGAGAAGGACAAGGTTTCAGACGCGATGACAAAGGTACTGTCGCAGCCTGACAAGGTGGACACAGCGACGATCACCGACTTCGCCCGGTGGGCGGTGTCCGGGTGGCGTACCGTGCTGGATGTTGCGACGGGTGAAGAGATCGATTTTGTCGAGGCGAAAGCCCCGGTATCGCATGAGGTGTGTTGTGCGAAGCAGGCCTTCGAGAAACTGCCGCGCGCGACCATCAACGCGATACTGAAGCGTGCGAATCAGATATCCGGCCTTCTCTCTGCGGAGGCGTTGGGTTTAGGGTAATGGCTGCGCTGCACGCTGGCGTGCTGCCGATGTCGTGTAAGGCGTGCCAGTGTGATCCTAGTCTGTGCGAAGAATGGGGTTGCGAAGAACCCACGTACAACGCAGCATGGGTGGATGACGAGACAGATGACGAGTACCATACATGCCCGCTGCGGTTCATCTCTCGGAACGTGTATGGGTGGTATCGGGAGTACAGCTACAACAAGGAACTGCCCGGCACGGCGGTCCCGTTTGGCAGCAGACCGGCAAGGTGGATTGATGCCATGGAAGTCTACAGCTCAGCACTCAACGGATTCATCCGGGAGCGGCAGGAGTCCGCACGCAGCACCGGGGCGGGGCCGTCGAACATGAACGGTGACGACGTGGCACAACTGAAAGCGCATTTCCGAAGGGCACGGCATGGCACGGCAGACAACGATTGAGGTCATTGCCCAATTCATAGACAAGTTGACAGGCCCGGTGAAAAATGCCGAGAAGTCAACCAAGTCCAGCTTTGCCAATATGAGTAAGGGCACCAACGGTCTCACGAAGGCCGTGACGGGGCTGGTGGCTGCGTATGGCGGTATGGTCATCGTGGGCAAGGTCAATGCCCTGATGAAGGAAAGCGTCGAGCTCTACAAACGGCAGGAGAACGCAAACCAGAAGCTCCGCGCTGTCTTACAGTCTACCGGCAACGCTGCCGGGATGACATACGAAGAACTCAAGCGCCTTTCGTTGGGCCTTCAGAGCTTCACCACGTTTGGCGACGAGGCAATAGACGAGGCCAATGCGATCCTTCTGACGTTCACGAAGATAGGCCGGGACGTATTCCCGAAGGCCACCGAGACCGTGCTTGACATGTCGGCGGCACTCGGGCAAGATCTGAAGTCGTCCGCAATCCAGCTTGGCAAGGCGCTCAACGATCCGATCACCGGGGCCGCGGCCCTGCGGCGTGTGGGCGTGTCGCTGACAGAACAGCAGATGGAGCAGATCAAGACGCTCCAGCAGCAGAACAAGCTCTATGAAGCACAAAAGATCATAGTCGATGAACTTGCGGTAGAGTTCGGCGGCATGGCCAGGGCGTTGGCAGAGACCGACGTCGGCAAGCTGGAGCAGATGGAAAACCAGCTTGGGGATATCAAGGAACTGCTCGGTAAAGAGGTTATCCCGTGGCAAGTGAAATGGAATGAGACGATCCTTGAGACCGCACAATACTGGTCTAAGGTGTTCGGTCTCGCGGAGGACGCCCGCACATTCACCGACGTTCGGCAAGATCTGAAGCTCGCCAATCAGATGCTCGACCTTCGGAAGCAGGACGTTGACGAACAGCGCAAAAAAAACGACAACAGCAAAGCATTCTACAAGGCCGAAGAACGCTACTTCGCTGCGCTGAAATACCGCAACAAGATCGAGGCCGAATACAACCAGCTGATCGAGTCCCGCAAGCCAAGCAACCAGCCGGGAGCAAAGGCCGGTGGAGGAAAAACCCCGTCCTCATCCGGTGGCGGTGGCGGTGGCGGTGGTGGGGGTTCGTCCGGTGGCGGCGGTGTCATGCCTGCTGGGTTCCTCACCATGGAACAGGCTAACGGTCAAGTTGACATTGTGACCGACATGGCCAAGCAGATGCAGTCCGTCGAACTCACCATCGCATCCGAGACCGCCAAGAAGAAAGAAGAGCAGCAACGCGCAGAACTCGAGCGCCTAAATGAACGGTACGACGCCGAGGTCGAGATACTGAAAGAGGCGTGGGAGCGAAAGCGGGAAGTTGACGAAGAGGGCAAAGCAGAGCGGGAACGACTCGCACAGGAAGAATACGCCAACATCGAGAGCTTCGCGCAGTCGTTCGGGTCGAATATGGCTCAGATATTCACCGACCTTGTACAGGTGCAGATCAACAGCATCGAGAAGCAGCGCAAGAAAGAGATCGAAGCGGTCAAGGCATCCGGCAAGACCGCGAAGGAAAAGCAGAAGCAGATTGAGGAGATCAACAAGAAGGCCGAGGAAGAACAGCGGCGCATGGCCAACGTAAACAAGGTCATTGCCGTCGGCGAGACGATAATCAGTACCGCCCAAGGCATAGCCAATGCGTTGACGATGAGCCCGCCGCCGCTTGGGATTGCAATGGCTGCTATCGTTGGGGCCATGGGAGCCGCACAGATAGCGTTGATCGCTTCACAGTCGTTCGCCCATGGAGGCGTAGTGCAGGGGCCGGAGGCGGGTGATAATGTGCTGGTGCGTGCCAATGGTGGCGAGATGGTACTCACGCAGGCACAGCAGGCCCGACTCTTGGCAATGGCAGAGGGGCAAGCCGGGAGCAACTCCCCATCTGTCACCAACAGTATTTCAGTCTCGATCACCGGGAACGTAGACGACGAAACCTGGGCAGAGCGTATGCGTGCTCTGGTGAACGAACTGGATGAACTCGCGTATTCACGCGGATAGATGAACTCAACCGAAGGAGGGCATAATGCCCACTCCAGTTAACAGCCACAGCGTCCCAAACTACACAGACCGTGGCGACATCTCACCGAAAGAGGAATGGGACAACCTCGAAACGGTGCTGACCGCTCTTTGCGGGGCAATCAACACTGACAGCAAACTCACGTCCGGTGTCACCACGGCGGGTACGATTCTCGCCGGTGCTGGTGCTGGCACCGCGCAGACCGGATTCACAGCGGTCGAGCACGGGACATCCGTTGACCATCTGACGATCCTGACCGCTGACACCAACTTCGGCGCTATCGCGGGCGGGGCCAGTCTGGCCCTCGGGCTGAAGGCGTATACGTTCCCGGCTGGCAAGATTTTCGTCCAGTCGGCGTATGCCTCTCTCGCATTCGATGAGGATGACGGGAACATCACAAACGATACGCCCGATTGGGGCCTCGGCACGGTCGTCGGTACTGGTGCGGTTGCGGTTCTCGGTGGCACGGCCACCTTCGAGAACATTATGACCGGCCAGACGGCTGCAGACTGCAATGGTACGGTGAACGAAGCGGCGGTTAACACTGCGCTCGCCATCGCCACTGCCGGCAGTCACGACATGTTCCTCAACATCGCCGATGGCTGGGCGGCGTCGGGCGAGGGCAACCTCGCGGTTGCGGGTATCATCGCCGTGCGTTGGTCTGTCATGGGTGCGTAGCAACAAGGGGGGAGCCTCTAGCGATAGGGGCTTCCCCATCTCAACGGGGCACGAATGTACATCTCCGGCACAGGCATAACCCCCTTCACGCAGTTGGTGAAGCCCGACTTCAAGCCGATCACCATCCCTGCGCTTGAGTGGGTCGAGTGCGCCGACGACAACTTCAAAGCCGTCGACCGGGGCGCATCGCAGGACGTGTATCAATCGTCATTCCGGATCTACAAGTCCGAAGCGGATATCAACACGTTCATTGAGGAGATCGAGGCCAACCGGGCGGCAGACAACCACCAAGTGACCCTCGGCAGCTTCAGCAGCACCGAACACATATTCGGCGAGGACGTAGACCACAGCGGCAACATCACCGCGACCGTGCTGGAAATCACCGACCGCAAACAAGAGTCGTGGAAGGGGTACAGCGTCAAGGTCAAGGTGCAAGCCATCTCCCCTAGCTTCACGGGGTCGGCGTCGTTCCCGTCTCTGACATACCTGGAGATAGGGTATGTGGGGGATTCCTCTGTGCCGGTCAACAAGGTCGACAGCTACGACGGCACGTTCTCCTACTCCGACCGTGGAACCGGGGCCGGGACGTTTACGGGCACGTTCGTCTTCGGCGTGACGGACATGCGCAACTGTCGCCGGTATCTGGCAACGCAGCGTGGGGATTCATTCTCGCTCACGGGGATCAACGGGGTAACGTATCCGTTTGGGATACGCCGGTCGAGCGGCTACCCGTACACGGTCAAGTGCGTCGATTGGGAGGATCTTGGGATGCGTGACGTCGGACGCTGGCGCATGAAGCTCGTACTCGCGGAGGTGGCATAGTGGCCGTCATCAACTACGCAATCAAGATTGAGACCGGATACACGGGCGGTGCTGATTCAGACTACGCCATCGACGCGAGCGGCGTGGTGCGCTTCATCACCGGGAGGCCGGGGTATACGGGGTCTCCGACCTACCCGACCGGAGAGGGCACGATAACGGTGCCCACAGCCGACCTTGAGGGCGCGTGGTACGAGGGGTGGATCACCAAGGGGGGCGTGAAAAGCGCGACGCGCATCGGCGAGATACACCCGCTCGGCGGGTATGGGAACCTGTCGTCGTTCTCATTCTCGATTGAGGGCGCGTCTAAGTGGCTGGCCTGGGCAGAGTCGAACGGTGTGTATGTGGCGTCGAAGCCCTGCACGCTGTACGTGGTGATAGACGATGTGTTCTACTATGCGTGGTCTGGGGTCGTGCGGGACACCCCGAAAGATCCGCCGGTCGAGACGTTCCAGTGCGTGGACTCGTTCAAGTCGGCGCATAAGCAGATCCCCCCGACAGAGGTGTCAGAGACCAACTACCCGAACGCGACAGATGACGCACTCGGGCAGAGCGTGCCGGTGTGCATCGGTGATGTGCCGTATGCCGAGGCCCGGAACGTCACTGGGGAGCCGGATTTCTTGACCCTGTTCTCAAAGGACGGCGTTGACTACAAAGCCACGGTGGCGGATCAGTATTTCATTGATAGCGGGTTTTCTAAGGTCGACCTCTATTGCACGCCAGGCTTTGATCCCGATGTGATAGGCGCTGTGGGGAACCAGAACTACCTCGCGGTGGCGGCTGGGAAAGACTCGGATACGGACGCGCTATACAAAGTGTTCTCCGCGACATCGGCGGGAAGCTCGACACTCAACGGTGTCCCGGTGTCCATTATCCGGGTGACGTTCTTTGGTGCGCTGCCGGTATCGCCGACCGCGTTCCTCGACTACGATGTAGATCCGGCAGACGCGACGATCAGCGAAGATGCGTGGTGGTTCCGTATTGCCAGCATGACAACGAAGGTTATCGTAAGCGAGAAGGCCATCGACGGGTACGAGACCAACGGCCCCCGTCCGAAGATCACGCAGTACGACACCGAGAGCGGGAAAGAGACTGATGTATCGTATATCGCCTACTCCAGCGATGACGGGCAGAGCAGTGGGGAGCGTCCTAGCGTGATGCTGGTTTCAAGCAACATCACAAAAGACGGCGACATCACAACCGAGGCGGCTATAACGCCGGTGGTGTATGATGTCTATTATGCCGATCAACCGAATTGTTACGACCGGGACAGGACAACCGAATACGGCACGGGTTCAATTGGGGTCACGTTCGCGGTGCGGATTCCTACAGATGTAGCTTGGGCCGACTTTGATGAGGTATACCTTGCGCTCGACCTGGAGCGGCGGACGGCGTACTCTGTCAATTCGTACATTCAGATCGACATATCGACGCGGAGTGCATGGGGCCAGCTTGTGACCGGCCTCTCACAGACTACGTATTTCCCGGAGCAAAACAACTACTCACTGACGGACCAGTATTACAACTGGATTCCGAATTGGTACTATGAAAACGGCGGGGATGACAACAGCGAAGATTCACGGTGGGCACTGTGGGAGGAAATCGGCGGCACCTACGTCAATAACAAGCAGCACCTACTGCTGAACGAAGACATATTCAATGCGATCAAGGCGGGCGACATCTCGCCCGTGTTGGATGTCATAGTAACGATCCGCCCACAGTCCACATCGTCGGCCACCATTGTCCTTAAAGACGTTGCAATCATTGGCCAGCGGGCCGTAACCGTTACCGACGGCAGCGTATACCCCCGCGTGCGCGGCGAGCTACAGAGCACCAACCAGACGAATACGGTGTATCGGGCGTTCGTGCATCTGCTGGAGGACTACGACGGGATATCGTCGGGAGACATCGACTACGGCAACCTCGCGGCGACCCGCGCCGATTGGCACGTCGGGCGGCAGTTGGTGGACAAGAAATCATCATTTAACTACCTCCGGGAACTGTGCGAACAGGCGTTTGTGGCCATCGTGCCCAAGCGCAACGGGGGGCGTAAGCTCACCGCATGGAGGGAGGATAATGACTTCTCCGGCACGTCGCACGACGAGTCGAGCGTCCTGCGTGGCAGTATCCGCAAGATGGAAAAGACCCCGATCGCCAAGACATACAACGTGTTCAAGCTGAAGTACTGCTGGCACCCCGGTCGCGGTGAGTACATCCGGTCGATGACGGTTGACCGGGTTGACGAATCCGCGTTTCCCTCTGTCGGTGTCGACAGTGACAGTGATGGGATAGACGATTGGAAGACATACGTTGGGGGCGTGAGCGAGTCCAGCTACGCCGACGCGAAGGACTTGTGGGACACGGCGCACGCCTCGTATCTGCGCACCGAGGCAATCAACGAACTGCCCGCTCGGATGTGCAACCTGTCGTGGTTCACCGATTGGGAGACATTCCGGCCCGGCACCGCGTCGCCCTACCTCGGCACCGGGTCGAGTGCATACAAGGCCCTTACGAACTGCGTGCAGTGGTGCACGCGCCAGTGTGACACGGTTGAGTATGCAATCCCGCTGACGGCGGCGAACGTGCTAAAGGAAGTCCTTGCCCCGGTGACGTTCAACGACTCCCATATCACGGACGGGGCGGATCGGTACGGGTGGATCACCAAGATCAAGATCAACCCGTCGAAGGACCAGATTGAGATCGAGGCGTTGCTGCAACCCGATGACATCGAAGGCGGCGGGGTTGATGACGTCGGAGACATTGACGAAAGCGGAAGCAGAACCGATACTATAGATGAGTCGGGCAGCAGAACCGACACATACACCGAGGGAGCGTGACCCATGGCAAACACCAATGCCGACGTACTGAGAGTCGAATCAGCGCTGGCCGATATCGCGGCGACAATCCGTGAGCGGCAGAACGGATACGCGAACGACACGAAAAAGATCGCCCACAAGTACAGCGGCGGCACGGTCGGGTATTGGACGGCTGACGACGAGGATTTGAACCGCACCGGCAAGCTCACGCTCACGAAGACCACGCAACAGCTTGAGCTTGAATACGACAGCACGCACGAACTCGACGTAACGGTCAACGCCTCGGGTGATGCGGCATTTGCACCGACGCGGCACATGGTTGTATCGCCTGGGACGGGCGGTGTCCTGTCGGTCGGTTCGGCCTCCCCGCAGACGTGGAAGACAGCCACATACGAGGGGGTGCTCTCTCTTGGGGCGTCCTCGGCGATTGCCGGTGATGGCACGACAATGGAAATTGCCACGGGCGCATATTACGATGTCACAAGCGACCGATGGGAGACCACGGGCGGCGTGACCTCTGCGCGGGTGACTGTCAGCGAGGGGATCACCGTTTACGCCGACGGCAACGACGGCAGCGGTGCGCCGGGTGATGAGTTGTCATGGCTGGAACTGTACCACGCGAAGGTGACGACAGCGGGGGGTGGCGAGTTCGTCGTCAACGACGGTGGCAATGATGTCGACTTCCGGGTCGAGGGCGACAGCGAGGTAAACCTACTGTTCACCGATGCAGGTAATGACT